ATGTTATAAATAACATTCTGCAAGTCTTCTCTGTTGCCTACAGCATCATAAGTCTCAAATGTATTTGTTAATTGTGCCATTATGATTACCTTTTGTTAAAAGTTTAAGTATTGGACTAACTCATAAGTGATTCGATGAGCTTTGCAGCATCATCTACTTTCCCTGTTGATTTAGCCCTCCGTTTTAATTGTGCGGTCTTTTCACTCATAACGTCACCTTTAGTAGTGCCTGTGCCAGGCTTTGTTACTTTAGGTACAACCTTAGTTTTCTTTTTAGAGATTTTTGTTGCTAATAAATTTTCATAAAGCATTGCCTTATGTAACACGTCTACTGACCTTGCATCAATCAAACTGTTGACTTCTTCTTCTGTAAAACCCTTATCCATAGCAAAACGCTTAATGTTTTGTTTTAACTTAGGACCTTTGTCAGGGTCATTCCATTCAGGAAGTCTTTTGCTTAACACTTCTGTTTGATGTGCCAGTGTCTGTTGCCATTGTTGAGCGGTTTCTTGTTGTTGTTTTACCAACACTTTATTCCGTTCCTCTTCAACTTTTCGTTTATTTTCTTTCAACTCTCTAAATTCATCACGCTTAGCGTAATATTCTTCAGGGTTATCTGTCTTGAGTCTATCCCAATCGGTATTTTGATACTTTTGTATTTGTGCATCTGCCGATTTGGTTATTTGTTCAAGTTGTGAAATGTATCGCTGTCTTTCTTGCTGAGTGGCAGCTAACTCTTGGTCAGCCCTTTGCCTTTGTTCTGCCAATACTTGACTTTTTCTTGTGTAATCAGCTTGTCTGCTATACCCATTTTTGAGTTCGTCGAGAGTAACCTCTACATCTTTTCCATCAACTCTGATGGTGTATGTGTCAGGTGTCTCAACTTCTTCTGTCTGAGTATCATCAACTAAATCCTCAGCAGTTAACTCGCCTGTATCAGGTTTGTCTTCTGCTTTCGTCTCAACTGATTCGGCATTTTCCATTGCCTCTTCAGAAGTATTTTCCTCTACTTCTGTTTGTTCTTGGTCTTCTGTGTTTTGCTCCTCAGGAGAACTCATTAGACCATGAATCGCTTGCTGTGCTGAATTAACATCAGTCACAGGAATTCCGCTATGTGCAGAAGGTTTTTTTGGTATAGCCATTATTTAACCTCCTTTTTACGTTCTTCTTCCAACAATTTTCCATTTTCTATGGTGTTGATTAAAACTTGTTTAAATTTCAAGGCAGCTATTTGTTGATGATAGAGTGCTTCTCTTTCATCTTGTTCTGTTGCCTTAGTTGAAATCCACTGTTGATAACCTTCGTTTAATATTTTGTTGAAAGCTCCAACAACTAATGGATTTTCTAATATTACTTGAGCATTTTGTCCGTCTCTAATCTGCTCTTCTTTTTCAGTCGCCATTTTCTTCTCCTATCTGTTTGATTCTATCCACTACATGAGTGGGTATAGTTCTTCTCCCAGTAAGATATCCCTTAATGTGATTAACAGGAATACCTGTTTTTTGGAATACCTCATTGATTGAAAGTCTGTACTTAAGCATCATTTTTTGTAAATCATGATGCGTTAATTCTGATTTTTCGTATAACTTAGTCAATTACTTTTTCTTTTTTTTCTTTTTGTCCTTTTTCTTCTTCTTTGGCGGACGACCAACCTTACTTCCGTAAGTTCCTTTACCCATTGGCATAAAAGTTTCCTCCTAATATTTTTTGGTTACTCTATTCCTAAATTTTTTACTCTTGTTAATTTTTTCTCTTTCATTAACTAATTTCTTATAAGCTGCTACTTCTTTACTTTTGTTGGTTTTTGTAATCGCAGATGTTGCTTTGCTATACTTTAAATCATCACGTAGTTGCCTGCCTAAAGTTACTGTTTGTCTGCCTGTTGGAAGTCCACCTTTTAAAATAATGTCGTCTATTTTATCTAATTCTTTAAGAGCACTTTTCATGTCCTTCTTAACTTGGCTTACTGTTAAACCTTGTTTATACCCCTGAGACGCTTTAGGATTGCTTAAAGTTTTGTTGACAAAATTTACAAAATCATTTTTAAATTTTTGTTTTTGTGTAACTGGAAGTTTTGCTAATTCACCAGTACCTTTCATCTCTTTGACTAATCTTTTAGCCATTTCTAAGTACCTAGCGTGCCCTTTACGAGTTACGACGCCTGCCAATAGTTTGAATAGTGGTGCGAC